TAGAAAGACTTGCTTTATTACAAAAAACTGCAATAGTAGTTGAAATTAATTGTAGAAAAGAATTACAATGTAATCATTGTGAACATCCTCACAATGTAAATACATTAATATATTTTCCTGACACAAAAGAAAAGTTTTATACAATGAATAAATTTTTAACCTCTATTTAAACAAAATGAGAAAATCAATTAAAGAATTAAAAGCGTTACCAGCAGAAGAATTAGAAGCATATTTCAAACAAGTGCTTCTTGAAGATTATAATATATCTTCAGAAAGATTTGACATACTTCAATCTTTCTTATCTGATTTATCAACAAGAAAAGATTTTGAAAGTATTTTAGATGTTGTAGAAGCAATAAAACATCAAAACTTTACAGCAGAAGAAACTCTTCTTTGTGTTGCAAGTAAAGTTAGTGAAGTTAATTTCTTAAGAAATAAGTTAGCTGAAGCTGAACAAATTATACGTATGGTTCAAATGAAAGATAATCTTGAAAATATGATGAGTTCACACAATGAACCAAATTCAGAAGAAGAAGATTCTTTTCCTGATTTAAAAATAGTATCTGAAGAATAAAAAATAGCATTTGTAGATTGGCTAAAATAATCTACTTTTTAACATAGCATATTTATTACATTTCACTTATTTATTAATCCATTAAAAAGTATTAAAATGGAAGCAATTACCGCAACTGCAACAGCAGTAAGAAAAGAAGTAACCAAAACTGGGGTTACAATCGACAAAGTTTATGTTGGAGATTTTCAAAAAGAAGGAACTAAGTCTTGTCAATTAAGACAAGTAGTAAAAACGATTAGTTACTATCCTTCAAAACAAATCAAAAGCAATATGCAAGACAATCCGTTTAGCATAGTTGATTTTGGTTTTGCAGAACAACAATTCCCTAACACAGAAAACAGAGTTGCTTGGATTGATGTGCCTATGGCTGCAACCCAAGATGATGTATTGGCTAAATTGCCAACAACGTCTTGCCTTTACAGAGTAATGAGCAATAGACCAATCTTAACCAATAATCAAGCTTATGCTATTGATGAAGGTTTAAGAACAATGGATGAATTTGCTGCTACTCAAATTGTGAGATATGGCACAGAATCAGAATTTGCAGGTCAAATTGTAAAAGATGAAAATGGCAAACCTCAATATCGTCAAATTTTCTACAGTAATGTAGCAAAAGAAGATAGTGATTTGAGAAATGCTGTTGCATCAGATTACTATGCAAGTGCAGCAATTGTTGCAGAATTGTCAGGTGCTTCTCTTGTTGAGGGACAAGAGTTGTAATGACAAAAATTAGGCTGAAGAATTAGGATTTCCCTAACTCTTCAGCTTTTTTTTTGATAATTTAACAAATATTAAAATGGGATTAACTCCACACCAAGAAGAAAAAATGCAACTATTAGTAGATGCTATAGAATCAGGATTAAACAGAGTTGTATTGACAGGAAGTGCAGGAGTAGGTAAAACTTATTTAGTAAATTATCTATTAAAATATTTTGCACAAAGAGCTGGTAAAATATATATTACTGCCCCAACACATAAAGCTTTAGCTGTATTAAAAGAGAAAATAGATATTGAGTATAATGCAGAATTTAGTACAATCCATTCAGCTTTAAAATTAAAAAGAAAATTTAAACCTGATGGTAAAGTTTTCTTTGAACAAGAATTTAGTGAGAGATATCCACCCTTTCCAGGATGTAGCCTCTTAGTAATTGATGAAGCATCAATGTTAAATCAAGAAATGTTAGGTCATTTAAAACAATATCATTTCTCAATCATATTTATAGGAGATGAAAAGCAAATCAATCCTGTAAAAGAAGAAAATTCTCCTGTATTTCATCAACATTGGTTTACAGTTGAACTAACTCAAATCATTAGACAAGGAGAAGGAAATCCTATCATTGATTTAAGCAGAAACTTACCTTTAATATGGGATAAAGTATTAAATCTTACTTCACAAAAGCATGGATTCTTATACACTGATGATAGACAAAAAGTAATAGAAAAATTAGCTGCAGTTAATGGGACAGATGAACTTAAGTATTTAGCTTGGACTAATAATGAAGTTGATGCTATTAATCAATCTGTAAGGCATCTTATTTATGGTGCTAACCCTGCAATGATTGAACAAGGAGAAGTTTTAGTTTTAAATGCCCCATATAGTTCTATAAAAAGAGAATACTACAATAATGAGGAAATAGAAATTGAAAACTTAATTGTTGTTACTAAAAAATGTCATCCACCAGGATTAGGCTCTCTTGAAATAAATGCTTATTGCATAAATGACTCTATTTTTGCAGTACATGAATCTTCTTTGCAAGTTCACAAGAAAATCTGCAAAGACCTTAAAGATTTAGCAAATAAAAAGCACATAAAATGGACAGAATACTATGGATATATTGAAAAGTTTGCTGATTTTACTTATAATCATGCAATTACAATTCATAAATCTCAAGGCTCAACCTATAAAGATGTGATTATTAATGTGAGAGATGCCAACAGGAATAGAGATAAAAAAGAGAAGCAAAGATTATTCTACACAGCAGTAACTAGAGCTTCAGAATTATTAATTTTATACAATGTGTAAATATGGCTGAGTTTATAGTAGATATAGAAAGTGATGGATTACTAGATACTGTTACTAAAATCCATGTTGTAGGTTGGTTAAACATAGCAACAGGTAAAAGTGGAACTATTACTAATTACCCTGCTATGATTAGATTTTTTAATCAAAAAGATTTAACTGTAATTGGTCATAATTTCTATCGCTATGATAAGCCTTTAGTTGAAATGATATTAGGCATAAAACTAAATGCCAAGATATTAGATACTTTATTTCTATCTTGGTATTTAGAGCCTAATAGGTTAAAACATGGACTAGAATTTTATGGAGAAGACTTTGGTATTCTTAAACCTAAAGTAACTGATTGGACTGAACAACCTATTGAAGTTTATGTAAATAGAGTAGTTGAAGATGTAAAAATCAATTATCAACTCTTTAAAAATCAAATGACATATCTTAAAATGCTATATGAAAATGCAGGAGAAAGAAAAAGATTACTCAATTATTTAATGTTCAAAGCTGAATGTGCTTTAGAACAAGAACAGGTTAAATGGAGATTAGACTCTGTTAAATGTAGTGCTGACCTTGCTTTATTTGAAGCAGAATTTGAAAGAAAAACAGAAGTACTTGCTGAAGCAATGCCTGAATCAATTAGTTATAGAACTCTTAACAAACCTAAAAATCTTTATAAAAAAGATGGCTCTCTAAACAAGAAAGCAGAAGATTGGAGAGAACTTCTAATGGAATTAGGATATGACCCTATTGAACACAATGACCCTATCAAACTTGAAAAGAGTAGAGAAAGAGGAAACCCAGGTTCTACTGACCAATTAAAAGATTGGTTATTTGAATTAGGATGGATTCCTGTTACTTTTAAGTATGATAAAAACACTAAAAGAGCTATCCCACAAGTAAGTTTGCCACAAGGAAAAGGATTATGTTGGAGTGTAAAGAGATTGTATGATGTAGAGCCTATCTTACAGGAATTGGATATGTTTTATGTAATCAAGCATAGAATAGGATTGCTTAAAGGCTTTCTTAGAGATGTAGATGACAAAGGATATTTACAAGCTAAAATATCAGGATTAACTAATACTCTTAGATTTAAACATTCTGTAATTGTCAATTTACCTAAATATACAGGTAAAAAAGATTGGAAAGATGGAGAACATATTAGAGGATGTTTGATAGCACCTGAAGGAATGATACTATGTGGTTCAGATATGTCTTCTTTAGAAGATAGAACTAAACAACATTATATGTATTTCTTTGACCCTGATTATGTAAATGAAATGAATACACCAGGATTTGACCCTCATCTTAATTTAGCTGAATTTGCTTATGAGATGACTAATGGAGAAATGGGAGTAAGTCCTGAAGATATTGAATGGTATAAAGGTGTTGATGAAAATGAAGTTCTTATTGGTGAAGTAAAAAAGAAGTATCAGAATATCAAAGATGAAAGAAGTACTTTCAAAACTGTAAATTATGGTGCTGTTTATGGTGTTGGACCTCCCACAATGAGTAGAAGTTCAGGTATGCCAGTTAATAAATGCAAATTTCTTCTTGAAGCTTATTGGCAAAAGAATTGGTCTGTAAAAAAAGTTGCCAAAGCTTGTATAGTAAAAGTTATTGACAAGCAAATGTGGCTTTATAATCCTGTTAGTAAATTTTGGTATTCTTTAAGATATGATAAAGATAGATTTTCTACTCTTAATCAAGGAACAGGGGTATTCATATTTGATAATTATGTAAAAGGAGCTAGACAATTAGGAATAAGAATGTGTGGACAGTTTCACGATGAAATTGTATTCCCAATAAAACTAGGAGAAGAATCAAAAATTCACACAAAATTAAAAACTGTAATCCAAAAAATAAATACTACAATGAATCTAAATAGAGAAATGGGAGTTGATATTCAATTTGGAAATAATTATTCACAGATACATTAGATATGATAACAAGAACTCAATACAATTATTCCTGTGTAACAAAAACAGGGTTAACAAAGTCACTAGCATTAATTAGTAATTCTAAAGATTTAACTCTTTGGGATAATTCTATGGGACAGACTTTTAAAACTATTAATGAAGCAGAAATCTATATGTGTGTAGAATTTCAAGATGTACTTTTAATTAGTAAATCAACAACTACTACTGTTAAAATAGAAAAACCTATTCAATTAGAAGTTTCAATAGGTAAAATAGGAGTATGGTGTCAATGTGATGGAGTTTATGCTACTAAGGAAACTATTTTTTGTCCTAAATGTAATAATCCTATACCATAATTTATGTTTTCTAATTTAATAGTTGGTCCAGCTATTTGCTCAGATAAGCCTCTTTTAACTAAAGAGATAAAGAAAGATATTGAAAAAGAAGGTCTTATTGTGGTAGCTATAGTTACTGATAAAAGAGACCCAATATTTAAAATGTTTGACCATCAAGAAGTAAAAGCTGAGGTTGTTTTTATAACAATACAATACAAAAAGAACTATGAATAAAAATGAAACAAAAAGTAAAGTACAAAGGGAAGCCTTAGTTGCTGCAAAAGAAAAAAGTAGAGCTATTGTTATAATGGCGACAGGTGCAGGTAAATCTAAAGTAGCCATTGATTATGCAAAAGAAATAGTATTAGATAATCTCTTTGCTAAAATTCTAATCATAGTCCCAACTGAAAAGTTAAGGGATGAAAATTGGAAAGAAGAATTTGCTAAATGGGATGCTATAGATATTTGGGATGCAAACATTGAAAGATGTTGTTATGTATCAGCAAATAAATATGAAGGACAAGAATTTGATTTAGTAATTTGTGATGAAATTCATAATATTACTGAAAGTAATTCTTTATTTTTCTATCAAAATTCGATAGATAAAGCAATAGGTTTAACAGCTACAATACCTGAAAATGAAGATAAAAACCTTATTCTTTATAACTTAGGATTTGAAATTGTATATGAATTGTCTTTAGACAAAGCTGTAAAATTAGAATTAGTATCTCCTTATGAGGTAATCATAGTTAAAATACCACTTGAAGCAAACAAAAAGACTTGTATCTCAGGGAGTAAAGACAAACCTTTTCTTCAAACAGAAGTAAGTAAATATGATTATTTAACAGGAGTAATGAATAAAGCCATCTTTTCACTTGACCCTAAAGTTAAAGCCACAGCAATGTTTAAAATTCTGGCTAGAATGAGATTCATTTATGATTTAAAGTCTAAAACTGAAGCTGCCAAATTCCTCCTAGAGAATTTAGTACCTCAACACGAAAGAACTCTGATTTTTGCAGGTGGGATTTCTCAAGCAGAAGAATTATGTCAAAACTCTTTTCATTCTAAAAGCAAGAAAACTGATACTAGTTTTGATGATTTTAAAGCTAGTAGAATCAATAGATTATCTTGTGTAAATGCTCTTAATGAAGGGCAGAATATACCTGATTTAGATGTTGGTTTTGTTGTGCAGTTAAATTCAAAAGCCCTTAATCTTATACAAAGAATTGGAAGAATTGTAAGATACAGAGAAGGGCACAGAGCACAGATTTATATCTTATGTGCAACAGGAACTCAAGATGAAGTTTGGGTAGAAAAAGCTACAGAAGAATTGGATAAAAGTTGCATTACTTATGTAAACTATAAAGATTTTTTTGTATCTTAGTAGGCTCAACTAATAATTAAATACCACAAATTTATGTCTCAGATTGTAACAATCAACTCTGATATATTGTTAGCTTTAAGAGAGTGCAATATCAATAAAGATACTGCACTTCTCTATTTATTAGGCATCTATTTTAATATAGATACACAATACATCAATGAAAAAACTAAGACTCAGGTTAATGCCCTAAAAATAGTAGAAAGGGAATATAAAGATAATTCTACTACACTCCATAAAATTACTTGGAAAGTACCATTATTTACAGAAGAGAAAAGTGAAGCTTTTGCTTGGGTAACTGACTGGATGGAAGGATTTGCTAAAATCAACCCTGAAAGAAAAGGAACTAAATCCTCTGTAGATGCAAGAATGAAGAAATTCTTTGCAGAACATCCTGAAGTTAGGGTTCAAGATGTCTTTGCAGCAACTCAGGCTTATTTCAAAACTGTTAATGACCCACAATATCTTAAATCATCTCATAAATTCATTATGGATGGAGCAGGATTTAGTAAGGTTAGTATGCTTGAACAATGGCTTGAAACTATTAAAGTGTCAGGAATTAGAGATGGTAGAACTAGTAAAATGAGATAATGAATTTTAGAGAGAAATTTAAGAATGGTTTAGCAGGATTAAACTTTGGATTACCCACAGGAATCAAAAATATAGACATAGTTACAGGAGGTGTGCAAAAAGCTTCTATTTATGTTGTTGGTGCTGGACCAAAAGTAGGTAAAACTACCTTTACAGATTTTGCTTTTGTTCTCTCTCCATTTCTATTTTATTTAGATGAGTTGAAGAAAGGCAATCCTTTAGGTATCTCAGTTGAATGGATTTATTTTTCATTTGAAATAGATAGAGTTAAAAAAGAGTTTAAGTATATCACTTTCTTTATGTTTAGAGATTATGGTATTACAACTTTTACTTGGAATAATGAAGTCTATGAGATAAGTCCAACATATCTTGAAGGTAAAATGTCTGATAATGATGGAAAAAGAATTATTCCATCAGCAGAACATCAGAAAATTGTACTTAAGATTTATGAAGATAGAATCATACCTCTTTTTGGAGAATATGATGAAAAAGGAAAACAGATTAAAGCAGGTCTAATTAGATTTGTTCAGAATAGAGATAATCCTACAGGGCTTAGAAATTTTATAGGACATTATACTACTGAACAAGGAACTTGGAACAAAGTTAAATATTGGGAGATTGTTGGTAAAGACGAACAAGGAGGAGACTTAAAAGTACAGAAGGAAAGAAGAGATAGTTGGACTCCAAATGACCCAAAAAAGTACACAATTATTGTACTAGACCATATTAGAAAACTTAAAGATGAGAGAGGTTTCCAAAAGAAACAGCTTGTTGATAAGATGGTTGAGTATCAAGTAGAATTTAGAAATTGGTGTGGCTTTACATTTGTAGATATTATCCACCTTAATAGAGGCTTAGGGGATGTAACCAGATTAAAGTATAACAATGAGTTTATTTATCCTACAGGAGATGATATTAAAGAAACAGGTAATCTCTCAGAAGAGGCAGATTATGTGTTTACAATGATGAATCCAAATGATGAAAAGTACAATTTAACTAAACATTTTGGACTACAGATTAAAAGTACAGCAAATGATGAGATATATCCTAACTACATCTCAATCCATTTAGTTGAAAGTAGGGACACTGAATGTCCTGTCCATTTTAAGACCATAATGAAAGGAAATATTAACTCTTTTATACCCTTAATTGAAAATACAGGGTATGGAAATTATTAATTAACTATGTCAAATGCAATAGCAGTAGTAACAGAAAGTGGATTTGGAAAAACCACATCAGTAGGCTCAATACCTGAATTAGATATTATAGGATTGAACCCAGCAGAAACCTTTTTCTTTAATGTAAAAGGGAAACCATTACCATTTAGAGGTTGGAGAAAAATGTACATTCCTGTAAAGTTTGATGCAAATACTCCACCAAAAGAAGGTAATTATTTAGACTCTTGTAATCCTTATGATATTATCAAAGTGATGCAATATATTGGAGCTAAAAGACCTGAAATCAAGAATATAGTTATTGATGATTAAACGGTAGTCATCATTAAATCTCGTGAATCTGGGAAAGTCTTAGTAAAAGATAACCCTTATCCAAGATATATAGAAATATGTATAAGGAACAACGACTAGTAAATACTGTCCTAACAAGTGGTGTTGAGGAGAATGAATTACCAAGAGTGCGGGATATAGGCTTATGTGTACCAACATTTAAAGGCTTATAAAGAGATAGTCTGAACTATACAAATAATTACAAAATAAAATTACCCATATATTATGGTTATCATCTAAAAAATTGTATTTTTATAAAATAAAAATACAATAACTATGGTAAATATTTACACCTTATCTGACCCTAAAACAGGAGAAATCAGATATATAGGACAAACAACCAGAAAATTAATAGATAGATGGTATGACCATTGTTCTGAGTATAAACTTGCAAGAGAAACTAATCATAAAAGAAATTGGATTGTTTCACTAAAAAAACAAGAACTTAGACCAAAAATTGAAATTTTAGATATTGTTGAAGAATCTAATTGGATTTTTTGGGAACAATACTGGATTTCACAATTTAAAAGTTGGGGGTATAATTTAACAAACCTATCTGATGGTGGAGAAGGTAATTTAGGAGGAACAGGATGTTTAGGATATAGACATACAGAAGAAGCTAAAGCAAATATAAGTAGATTAAATTCAAGACCTAAAACAGAATCTTGGATTTTAAATGCTGGAAATGCTAAAAGAAAAACTACTGCAACTCCTATAATACAATTTACTAAAGAGGGTATTTTTGTTAAAAAATGGACTTCTTTTTTTGAAGCAGCAAAATATATTAATGTGGATGGTGTTTATAAATCAACTATAAAAAATATACATGCTTGTTGTAAAAAGAAAAGAAAAACAGCCTACAATTTTAAATGGGAATATGAAAGTATAGAATGAAAGGATAAAGAGCCTTTCAGATAACAAATGTATGTACCAATACATTCTTGCAGATGAGTTTATGGCTCAAGCATTGAAAGCAGGATTTGATAAGTTTAATAAACTAGCAAAAAATGCCTATGATGTATTGAATACAGGAATAGGATTACCAGCACATATCAATTTTATTGTGTTAACTCACAGTGAAGAAATTGAGAATGGATTTCAAACAAGTTATAAGATTAAAACTATTGGTAAAATGTTAGATAATAAGGTAACTCTTGAAGGTCTATTTACTATTGTTTTATATGGTAAACAAATTTGGAATGATAAAGATAAAAAAGTTACAAAATCTTTTGTAACCAATTTTGATGGACAATATCCAGCTAAATCACCTGTTGGAATGTTCAAAGACCTTTACATCTTAAATGATTTAGGGGCAGTTATCAAAGCTGTTGATGACTACAATAATGGAGAGTAAAGCACCTATGCTAAAATAGGAATAAATATTTATTAATCTTTTAAATTTAAGACAAATGTCAAATTTAGGAACAAATGAGAATGGAGCTGCAGCTACATCCCCAAGACAAGTACAACTTACAGTAAGTGGTGTACAAAATGATTTAAAGAATGGTCTTTCAAGACCTATGATTCAAGCAAAATATGCTCTTTCAGGTAAAGACTTGAAAGATTTATTTTCGCATCCTTCCCTAAAAGGACTAAAAACCAAAAGTGCTCCAGGTTTTGTATTATTTGATGATACAGTTGAAGGAACACAAGCACCTGAAATTTCTCAAATTTCAACACCAGCACCAGCACCAATAGTGGTTGAGGATGAGGTTGAAGAAGTTGAAGAAATTGAAGTGTATGAAACTGAAGAAGTGTCAGACAATGATGTAAGACAAGAACCACAAGCTTCTGCACCTGTTTTAGAACCTTGGGAGCAAGATTTAACTGAAACAGATTCAGTTCTTTAAAAACAAATTATTAATTTTACAAAATAAGAAATTATTATGAGTGAGAATCAAAATGTACCACAAGGTAGTGGTTATGGATATGATGAGTCAGAAGGACCAGAATCATCATCTTTTGTCTTTGGATTAAATTCAGGGAATGTGTTATTAACTAAGTTTGAATTTACTGCCAATGGTGGTAAAGATGGAGCTGAAGCAGAGGCTATTGATATTGTTTTCAATATTGATGGTAAAGAGAAAAGTGCAAGAAAGTTTGCTATTAGTAAAGCTTTTGCAAAAGACCCTGTAACTAAAGCACAAATTGAAGTTACTGACCCAAATCATCCAGCTTTTAAACAAGCTCAAAATGAAATGAGTGCAGTATTAGTGCATATTGTTGGTTGTTTTGTACCTAAAGAAGCTATCAAAGCTGCTTTATCAATTCAAATTCAAAGTTTTAAGCATTATTGTCATATTCTTGCACATCTTTTGCCTACAAATTTTGCTACAATTAAGCTAGATGCTTTTGCACAATATCAATGGGGTATTTCAGGAGAAGCCAAAAGAACTTTCTTAGAATTTCCTAAGAATATGAAGCATGGTAGATGGTTATGTGTTCACATAGCCCCTGTAAATGCTTGGGAAAAACAACAAAAACTTAATGCAGGAGACTCAGAAACTGCTTTAAGATATGTTGATGCTGATGGAAATGTACACCCTTTCACAAGAAATGGTTGGTTTATGGCTTCTAATTTTGCTACAATGCAGAAAGAAGCTGAATCAGCAGGTGCATCTCAAATGAATGCAAGTGCTAGTACAACCACTGGTGCAGCTGTATCAGGAGATAACTGGTAGTATATAATTAAATTAAAAGGGAGTTATTAATTTAGCTCCCTTTACTTATCTTAATACTTTTGAAAGATGGAAAAATATGGATATGTTGAAGGAACAAGTGCTTATTTGACTAAAGAAAATATTCTTGAGAGAATTTCTCAGGAGGATATTTTTAAAATGGTCTTTGGTTCTACTCCTGAAGAACATAAATACATTAAATCTCCTTTCAGAGAGGATAAAACTCCTGATTGTTATTTTGAATGGTATAAGGACATTTTATATTTTATTGATTGGGCAGAAGCCACAAAAAGAAAACATAGAGATTGTTTTAATGCTATTCAAGATACTTATGGGGTTAGTTTTTTTAAATCATTGGAAATAATTGCTACTAACATAGCAACAAGTACAGTGATAAAACCTCCTAGTATTAAAAGAGAGATTACCCAGAATGAAAAGGTAAATAAAGATATTCCATTTAAAGCTAGAGCATTTAATAATGCTAAAGATAGAGAATTTTGGAGTGGATATGGTATAACCAAAGCCAATTTAATGGAAGATGAAGTCTTCCCTGTAATATGGTATAAAATTTTTTCAAAAAGATTCAAGACATATGTTGTCATTAGACCTAATACAAGGTCTTATATTATAGGAAATTTTGGAGAGAGAATTAAAATTTATACCCCTGATATTGTAGGGCAAGGAAAATGGGTTACAAATTGTAATCAAAATGATATAGGAGGAAATAGTTCTCTTATAACTTCGGGACCTTTATTAGTAATTACTAAATCTTATAAAGATTATAGAGTACTTAAAAATCAAGGATTAGAAGTAAGATGGTTTCAAAATGAAGGTCAAAAACCTTGTGAAGAATATCTCCTAAATCTAGTAGGAGGCTTTGAAAAAGTAGTAGTTTTTTATGACAATGATAACACTGGCATAAAGGCTTCAGCAGAAATTGCTGAATATATTAATACTATTTATCCAAATAAAGCAATATCTCTGAGTTTACCAATAAAACTATTAAAAGAGAACATATCAGACCCTTCAGATTTATACAAAATCAAAGGGGAAGAAGAGTTACAAAAATTTCTAAGAAAAAATAAATTAATAACTTAAAAATAATCAAGATGATTGTAAAAGTTTATTCTACCCAAATGGGAGAAAAGAGTGTAGAAACCAGTGCCACAACTTGGGGTCAACTACAAAATGATTTGAATAGAGAAGGGATTACCTATAATGGTATGAAATCAGTAATTGGAGAGTCTAAATTAACTCTTGAAGCTGATGCTGCAATATTGCCAACTACAGGTTTTACTTTGTTTCTTATGCCAAAGAAAACTAAAGCAGGTGCTGATATTAATACTATTGGTTACAAAGAACTTAGAGCTGAAATTTGTACTATTCTTAGTGCAACAGGTGGAGAAAATGCTAAAGCTCACTTTAATGTGGGAAAGAATTATACCACTAAGGGGACTGAGGAACTTAGAGGGTTATTGGCAACTTGGAAAGGAATTACTTTAGTTCCTGTTGAAGCACCAGCTAAAAAGAAAAAAGCTACTTCTGCTAAAAACAGTAGACCTAAACCTACTAGACAAATGGTAGAAAAAGTAGAAGCTGTTGTTGAATCTGTAAAGGAATCCAAAGAAGAAGTTGAAGATATGCAAGTATTTGCTTCTGATACAGATACTGTTATAGAAATTAAATCTCCTCTTGCTTGTTCTTTTTCTGCAATTTTAGTTGCAATAGATTCTATAGTTTTTCCAGAAATTCTTGAAGAAGATTTTGTTAAAAGTATTAAAGAAGAAATTGATGTAATGAAAAGTCATGCGTTAAGTCTTGAAGATGCTGTTAATCTTAAAGTAGAGAGTCTTTTAAAAGAAAAAGAAATAGCAGAAGCTAAAGCTAAAGAAGAAGAAGAAGCTAGACAAATTCTTGCTGAAGAAAAAAGACATGATGAAGAAATTCTTAAAAATCAGGAAGCTGAAATGAGAAGAATGTTTGGAGATGTTCAATAAATAATTGACCAATAATTAATATAAAAGTCAGGATATTATGTATCCTGACTTTTTAATTTAAATAAAATGGATAAAATAGAAAAATATCTAACAGCAATAAATCGTAAAACAACAGAAGAAAAAATTCTTTTAGTTACAAATCTAGTTTTAAGAGATAGGTTAGCTTTTAGTGATATAATCACAATAAATATGTCTTCTATTATGGAACAATTACAATATGTTTTTCCTAATAGATGGGACATTCAGTTTGAAAGATGCTTTGCAATTAAAGATAAAATAGTATTAAAAGCTGAATTTGTAATTCATTTTCCTAAAATTGTAATCAGTAATTCAGAAGAAATGAAGCATACTATACACGATTTATACATTAAATTGCAAAGTATACAAGCTTACAATGGAGTAGGAATAACTTTTGATGATTTCAAAGGAAAAAGAATGACAGTAACAGATGAAGAAGTGTTGTCTAAATATCAACATAGTCATCTACCCAGTAGACCTTACACTGAAATAAAAAAGACAAGAGAAGCAAGTAAATTTTCTAGTTATGGACAAACAGGAGATTCAAATGCTGTTTTTACATATAGAAATTTCTGTAAAGGGTCTAGTGAAATTAATCAAATCTTATCAATGTTATCTAGCAGATATGATTCCAACATCTTTAAGATGTTTCTATTACAATTGGACTTGTATGTACAATGGGAATCTATTGAGGGAAGACCTCATATCTATATGAAATATGTTTCAGGTAGGGCTGAAATAAATCATCCTTCTTCTTATAAACAACAAGAGTTTTATGATTATTTGCCTTTATGGGAAATGAATATCAATTTTAAAGTAGAAAATGGAGAAATTAAAGTTATAGATAACAATAAATTTGAAGACTTTCTAAAATATAAAGGAGATGTTTCTGGAGTATACCCTGTAGATATTAGGAATACATTATGTATCAAAGATGAAAAAGGAAATTATTACAGTAGAAGAAGTTTACCTACTGAATTTCCTGATGCTTTATTAGACCCAGTAGAAGAATTGAATACAATTAGTTGGTATTTCAAAGGAGAATTAATAGAATTTAAAGTAATATATCAATCAGAAGAAGAAAGAGCATTAAATGCAGAAAAACCTTTTTTTATTCACAAAGACTTAAAAGAATATGCAAAATCAAGAATTGAACAAACCATTAAAACCCAGAGATTTAGATGTTATATCTCTGAGCAATTGTCCAAAGCTAATAATCCCACAAGAAGTATCTAATAAGATAAAACTTCTTTGTGGTAAAATCAGTTTAGTAGAGTGGTCAGGAGTATTATTTTACTCTGTAAAAGGCAGTATTAAACAATTTGACAAAGTTGAATTTACTATAGAAGATATTTATCCTATGAATAAAGGAACTAAAGCATATACAGAATATGATTTAGATGATGACCTTATTGACTATAGAATGAATAATCCTCAAAGTTTAGGGTGGAAGATTGGTATGGTACATAGTCACAATAGTATGAAATCTTACTTCTCAGGGACAGATATGTCTGAGTTGAATGATAACTCAGAGTTTCATAATTATTATCTCTCATTGATTGTAAACAACTTTGAAGAAATGGTAGCTAAAGTTGCTTTCAGAGGAAATGTCAAAGGTTATGAATGTAAAGATGAAACAGGAAAAAATTGGAACTTAAACCTAAAGAATACAAAACAAATAATGTTCACTTTTGATTGTGATATTGTAGTAAAGGAAGAGTTACCTTTTGTTGAAAATTCTTTTTCTGATAGGCTTGAAGAGATTATACAAAAAGCAGAAGAGAAAGAAGAACTAGCTAGGCTTAAAAGTATAAAAAGTTATCCTACCACACATACAAGTGCTTTTGGAAATGTTATTCCAGCTAAGAATCCATATGAAGCAGGACCAAATGGAGCTGATGCTTTTCTAGCAAATAGAAAATTTATATCAGATGATGATTGGTTTGATTCAAAACAATTAAAACTTGATGATTTTGATACACCTCCTATCACTAATAGAGATGTATCTAAAATGTCTCACGAAGAAAAATTAGCTGATTTTACAGCTTTTATCTTGAGATTAGGTCACGAGTCTCCTTTAATTTCCAACACTCCTGAATCAGCTTTAGAAGATTTAGATGCAGGCAAAGTAAATACATTTGAGTTTACTGCAAAGTTTCTTAATATGTACCCAGCTTTATTTGAACAATATTGGGATGGATTTGGACAAATTGATACAGACTTCTTTAGATTAGTTACAGAAGATGTAATGGAAATACTAGAAGAATCTTTTGATACTCATGAAGTAATAGAACATCTTCTTAGTGGACTGAATATAATGTTGAACAGATTAATAGCATTATCATAATGGATGCAATACAAATAAGAGGAAGATTCAAGGATGCACCTTGGTTTCCTAAAGAACCCACCACCTGTATAATAGGTGGTGCAGGTGGAATTGGCAGTTGGCTATCATTTTTGTTAGCCAGAACAGGATATTTTCCTTTAGTTTATGACTTTGACACAGTTGAAGTTCATAATATGGGAGGTCAATTATTCAGTAAAAAACATATAGGAATGGATAAAGTGGAAGCTGTGAGAGAAATGATATTAGAATTTTCTGATATGGATGTTATGGTTTTTAATGAAAAGTATGATGAAAATGGGATGACTTCTCCTTATATGTTTTCTGCTTTTGATAATATGGAAGCCAGAAAAGTAATGTTTAAAAGATGGAGAGAAGATAATACAGAAAATCCTTTTGCTATATTTATTGATGGAAGATTGCTTATGGAGCAGATGCAGATTTTTTGTGTTACCAATGAAACTGCTGATGAATATGAAAGAGACCATTTATTTGATGACTCTGTAGTAATGGCAGAAAACTGTACACTAAAACAAACTTCACATTCAGCCTCTATGATAGCAAGTTTAATGATTGGTTTCTTTACTAATCATATGACCAATGTCTTAGCAGTAACAAAAGTAAGAGATGTGCCATTTATGTATGAATATTTCATACCATTAAATATGGTATCATAATGAGAAGTCAACTTTTAAATTTTCAAGTAAATGATAATTTCAAATACTTAAAAGAAAATTCTATAGCAATTGGAGCAATATTAGAATGGTATCAAGGAGAAGGATTATCTATTGACAATGATTACTTTCCATTGTTTTCTGTTAAAATTAATAAGACAGTTTATAATAAGAAAGTTATTAATTATGGTATTCCTAAAGGAACTGAAGATAGTAGAGATGAGGGATACCCTTATAGAACTTATCCACGTTTTTTTAATGCATTATATAATAACAGTTTACCAAAGGCTTTTAAAACTGCTACAATGACTTATAACCTTTTTGTATTTAAAGGGTGTATTTATGAGTTAATTAATGACATGCCAAATATTCTATTTATGGTAGGGATAAAAACAAGTCATATTCCTAATCTTGGACAAGATTTAAATGCAGAAAAAACTGAAAACTATGCTTTATTGTTTTCTCTTGATTTTGCTACTAAACCAAAGTACAAGAATGTATACAAGAAAGTCTATGATACTATTGCTCCTATGCACTTAAAAGAAGGTGTGGAAGTGATAATAACTAAAGACATAGTAAAAAGATACTTTAAAAATAATGTTGCAATTCCTAAATTTAGGAATATAACAGAACTTCAAGAGTATCTTAATTCGTTTAATAAAAAAATAATAGATGGAATCTAATGAAGAAGAAAATTTAGAGGAACAAAAACCTGAAAGAAGAGTAAGAAGTCAAGGTGCAAGAAACAGACAAAATGGGCATATTCTCGAAAGATATTATGCTAATTTTTTCAGAGACTTGCACCCTAGATTTGAAAAATGCAAAACATCAAGACAGGCTTCAGCCTTGTTAGATGCTTCAGGAGTAGATTTATGCTTTACTGACCCCTTCTGTTTCCAAATTAAACATGGTAAACAGAAAGGGCTTAAAGTTGAGGTAGAACTAGAAAAGATTAAACTAGGATTAACAAAGAACTTTCCTGCTCATTATCCTGAGCAACAAAATATGAAAGTTCTAATTCACAAAAAGGATATTGGGCAAGGTAAAAAAGGAAGTGAATTTGATGAAATAGTCAGTATGACTTTTAAAGATTTTATTAAACTAATAAAAATGATTAATTATGATTAGATATGGCAATCCACAAGAAGTGGAAGAGTACTTTGCTGATGGTTCTGTGAGCCAATCCTATTTAAAACTACTTATTAAAGGAGTTGATTATTTAGAAAGAGATGAGAAGAAGTTATACTATGAAGAGAAAGGACATTTTGTTATTGGCTCTGCAGTAGATGTCTGGCTTACTCAAGGAAAAGAAAATTATGATTTACAATTCTTTTCATTTGAAGGGAAGAAACCTTCAGATACCATAATGAGTATTGTGCAACAAGTATTTGATAGTGCTTGTTTTGATGACAATGCTCCTGAAGGAGATATTCATCAATATGTAGCTTATACATTAGAAGCTATTATGGTACATGCTTATCAACCAAATTGGAAAGAAGAGACTAGAGTAAATAAAATAATGGAAGGTGGATTTGAATACTTTGAACAACTTAAGTTGGCTTATGGTAAACAGATTCTTAGTTCTATTGAAACAACTCTAGTACAGAATATAGTAATGTCTTTGGAAACAGGAAAATATACTAATAAGTATTTTAAATCTGCTTCTCATATTGATATTTATCATCAAGTGCCTATTTACTTTACTTTTGGAGGAGTTCTTTGTAAAGCTTTATTAGATAAAGTATTCATTGATAGAGAAACACAAATAATTTTTCCTATTGATATTAAAACTATGGGGGCAAATACAGTTGAATTTCCTTATGCTGTAAAAAGCAGAGGATATAATATTCAAGCTTCTTTCTACACTGAAGCTCTTTATGCATTAAGAGTAGGACAAGCAACTTGTCCAGTTGATATGAATATAAATGAAAATTATTCTGTAGCTGATTTTATATTTTTAGTTGAAACAACTGTACATAAAACTAATGCCATTACTGGAGAAACCAGATATAATACTGGTAAACCTATTTCTTTTATACTTAGCCCTAACCAATTAAACCTTGGTAAATTTGGAAGACCTGCTCTATTAGTAACAGGAATTACACCTAAATATGCCCTAAAAAGTCAAGAGCTTATACATCATAAACCTATAAAAGGTTTTATAGATGCTTTAGCTTTATACGTATGGCATCAAGAAAATGGCTTTGAGTATGACAAAGAGACAGTTGAAAGTGATGGACTAATACTAATAGAGTAATGAAGGTACAACTAGGAACAATTTACAGAAATAAAACTAAAAAGTATTTACTTCCTTGTTTGAAATCTTATGGAGAGGTTTTTGAAGATAAAATCAGAAACCTCTTTAAATTAGGGATTGGAATTGGAGATTTTTCTCTAACAGAAATAGGAATTAACTTAAATGAACAT